AATGTAACAACGATTATTAATTAAGTTAGTTGTTTTATAAATGTAGCCAATATACATAAGTATTCTCCTTATGTTTATTTACCACCTTTTGTCAGTTTAACCTATTAATCATACGTCTTGTTCTATTTTAACCTGTAGTGGAAATCCATTGTTACGTGCCAACAAGGTAACTTCAATACCTTTTTGTTCAGCAAGTTCGTATGGTAATACTGCTACCACTGCCGATCCTTCTTCGTGTACTCGCATAGTCAAAGACTCTGCGGCACCCTGATCATAGTTAAAAATAACTTTGAGTGTTTCTACAACAAACTCTTGTGTAGTAGTTTCGTCGTTAATATAGATAACGCGATACTGAGGCGGTTCTGGAATGTTGAGTTTTGGTTCAATACGATTCCGTACCACTGTTTCTGTTTTAGTTTTTGACATTAATATTTCACTCATGATAAAGGGGAATAGTTAGTTATTCCCCTTATTATACAGCCTTGCTACTTATTTTGCAAATGTTATGGCAATTTTTTTAGGCTTTTGTTCTTCTGGAACAATGTGCTCTAAAGCGATTGCTAGGATACCATTTTTAATAGTAGCGCCACGTACTTCGGTGTTGTCAGCCAACCGGAAGGTACGTTCAAAGTTACGAGTCGAAAGACCTTTGTGTAGGTATTCGATTTCTTCGTCTTTTTTGGCTTGTTCGCCACGTACAGTTAGTACGCTGTCCTTTAACTCAACGTCGATTTCGTTTTCGGCAAAACCAGCAACTGCAATTTCAATTACATGATGTTGGTCATCTAAACGAATAACATTGTGTGGGGGATAGTTATCGGATTTGCTGTTGGCAAAGTTACGATTTAATTCGTTAAACAAGTTATCAAAGCCTACGGTGTGGCGATGAATTTGGTTTACGAATGTAGGTAAATCAATCGTGTGGATTTGTAATTGTGTCATTTTATATCTCCTTTATTAAGCAAAATATGACTAAGTGTGTAGCCCGACTATCGGCACTACAAATATATTTATACTACAAAATTATGAAATTGTCAATGATTAGTACAATTTTTTGGGCAATGATTCAGAAGCTAATTTTTTGCGCCAACGGTTCTTAGCCGCCGCTTTAGCTTTCTTACGTGCTGTAGTAGGTTTTTCGTAGGTTTCGCGCTCTTTAAGTTCACGAAGTAAGCCTGATTCTAAGACTTTCTTTTTAAACTTACGTAGTGCTTTTTCTACAGGTTCACCGTCACGTAGTGTGACTGTGTTACCTCTACAAACAACTGGACCGCCCTTTGGATTATATGCCATAGTGTTTTATTTATTGAAATATTCTAGTGGGTTATTTTTATCTGCTTCTATTACTTCATCAGCTATATTTGTTACTCGTGCTCGCCAACGCATATCGTTCATTGCATCATTGTAAAAATATACATTGTATGGGGTACTGCTGGATTTAACTGCTGAGCTCAGTTGTGTGATCTGCTCTTCGGTTGCATTAAGAACCAAAATAGTCCGAACAAAGTCCGGTGGTGTTATAAAGTTACTGTGCATTTCGTCCTAGATAATCAGCAATCTGCTCACGTTCAACATCTGACAAACTGTCTGGGTCATAACGACCTGCGTCTATTTCTTCTATTAGATGTTGAATATAAGCTTCTTCATAAGCATACAGGTCTGTTGAATCTTTGTCAACCTCTATCCACTTAAATCCGTTGAATTTGAACAAACGATTTGGTAAGAAATCTGTGCGTAAATAAACATCACCTTTTTCAGGATTTTCGGGGTATTGATTACCAAAATCACTGTTAGCCGCTTTACCTAGATTGGGAGTATTATCGGCCTGTATTGGAAACGAATACATTACACCACGATTAGGTCCTGGAGCGGCCTCGTTAGTACGTGGATTAGGTAAATGTTCTACCGGTGATTCTACATAATCCCCGGGACGTTCATCCATAGATACATTATAGTTAGATTCTGGGAAGGCAACTCGGGTGATTAGAACAGGTTCCTCCTCGATCACCGAGTCTGGCTTGTTCTCAATAATTTGTTCCGCAGGTTCCTTGGGTTGCATATAAGGAGTAGACAACGGTATACTAAATCCACTAAATGCAGGTTTAACTTCTTCAGGTTCTTCAACTGCTAAAGGAAGTTCTTCACGTTCTTCAAATACAGGAATGTCGCCGATGGAATCTGGCTCTGTTACAGTTTCAGCTGTTGACAGTTCTTCACGTAGTGCTTCATCTAACGCTTGTTGCTCAACGGCAGTTAAAGTTTGCATTTCTGTTAATGGTGCAAATGCTGGACCAGTTTGTACCCACTCACCATCGGGTAAGCGTACACCTTCGTAGTTTGGAGTATCATCTACTTCAATTGGTTTAGGTTTAAAGCGTTGTTTAAGACGTTGTTCGATTTGTTCTGCAATACCACCAAACATTTTTTTTGGTGGATCAATAGTTGGATCTGAATCAACTACACTTAATTCTTCAGCTTCATGACGGTCAACTACTTCTTTGCGATGCCATCCAAATGTCATTTGACTTGCTAACAACATAATAACTGCCAAGGGATCAAATACAATAACAATCATTATAATGATCCAGGTTACTGCTTTCTCTAGCATGCTGGCATCAGGAGCAGTACCGTAGATAAAAGCGGCAATGTATTTGATTGGACCTACTTCAGCTTCTACCTTACGATTCTCTGCACGTATAGGTGCGGCTTCGTCATTTAACTTGCTGATAATAGTTTGGTTCGCTTCAATGTCTTTGGCTAGTGCGGCACGGTCCCGCTTTTGGCTATTACGAATAGCATTGGCTTTGTCTGCGCCCTTTTCGTCGCTACTACGTGACATAACTTGATCAACTGCGACATCCATTTGACTTAACTGTTTACGATCAGCTTCAATGTTATCACGTGCTGTTTTAATCTTCTCATCATAGATAGCGAGTTTAGCACCTACATCGCCTGACACTAAGTTTTGATCGTTGTGTGCTTTTGATAAGAAACCAAAGATACCCATTGATGTGATTAACATTAATACAGTAACGGCTGTTACCATATAAGTCTTCATTAAACGTGGTACCTGCGACCAATACTGCTTAATCCAAGTGGCGCAAACAAGTTTAGCTACTTCGAGGCTCACGCCCATAATCATAATAGGAATGGCAGCCGCAGAGAAAATAGCAGTAAGGCCAACTACTGAATAGTAGATAGCAACCGAACTAATGGTTAAACCAGTTAAGAGTAATAGGTATGCAAGTATCATAGTCAGTATTTATTGAGTTTTAGCTCGTTAATAATACTATAATAAATGATGTTTGTCAATCCGATTGGATTAATTCATTGCCTGCCAACCGGAAGCGGTGTAGACCATTGCTTTATCGGTTGTTGTATTATAATATTGCATACCTTTTAATGGAGTTCCGGCGTCAGTATTGGCGGCGGCATCATTGGCATAGTTTGGTAATCTTGGGAATCCAACGAAATGATTATAATTTAGTTGCCCATAAGTTACTGCTCCAGTAGCACTATTAAATGACATCGGTTGAATAGAAGTATTATCAGCCTGATATCCAACTCCTTTAATTACTACACCACCATCATACCAAATACCATTACTACCACCATCAAATTTTAATTTACCAACCCCATCTTCATTTTGAATTTGCATTAGAACATTATCATTACCATCACGAAGTTGATATGTTCTATATGCGCTGATGTTTCCCGTATCAGAACCATCATCGGTTCCTAATACTATATCTGTGGTTACATCTGTTGATTCAATGGTGTTGTTAATGAACTTTAACTGCCCAACTTGTAGCTGGTTAGCACCGTCAATCTTTAACACACCGTCTAATACTGTAAGAGCACAGTTTAAGCCAGCGTTGTTTTGATCCTGAATGTATAGTGTTCCCGGGCCAATGTAAACTGAGCGCCAGCGTAGTAGTTCACTACCCAAGTCATATGTATTATCCGCCGCTGGGATGATACTATGGTCGTAAATGGTGTTAGCCGCGTGTATGTGTATAGGGTTCCCGCCAGGTGTAACTCCATCACTTAGTCGTAAGGAACCAGTGAGTTCGTCGTAGAATAGTCGCCCACGTTCGCCTACAAATGTGGTACCTAGGGTGTTTCTTACTCTACTAGTGAATAACTTTTGGATTGCCATCTAAGACTTACCCTTCAAAAGGTTCGTCTTCGTCGGCCATAGCAACAACAACAGGAGCAATACCTGCGTTTTGTTTCATAATAGCTAATTCGTCTTGACCTTGTTCGCAACCGCATGGTGTTGCGCCACAGGTATCACAGGCTTCGTCACCGGCCATTTTTTTCATCAAATCCAGTTTTTGTTGTAATGGCGGAACCATTGTTTTAACATTAACCTGTGCTTGTTGTTCAATACCAGCTGTATCTGTAGGTTGATCAACTTCTATACTGGCTTGGTCAGGGCGATTGGTAATCTCTGTGCTGGCTTGTGTGTTAGATTCTTGACTATCAATAACATCTGCTAATTTACGTAAAATTTCACTTGCTCTCATAATTTTATTTCCACGGGCGGCCTTTAATCAAACCCCCCACGTTAGCATTGTCTACTACTACATTTCCAGAATAAAGTGTAGGCAATTCTGTAGTATCTAAGGTGTGTAGTGTTCTATATCCCGTGGTGCCAGCAGTGGCACGTTTGGTTTGTGCCAGGGCCAGTTTGGCCGCTTGACGTGCTTGTTTGGTTGCGAGTGTTGATATTCCGTTTGCTGACATAGTAGTGTATTTACCGTTAAAAACTTTGGTTCCAACCATTTACAGTCTTAGTATAAATGGCCTTAACGTTACTCCAGGTATTAGCGGCTGTTTTAACCTGTACGTTAGCTATATAACTCCAGGTGTTAGTGGCTGTTTTAATCTGTGTGCCGCTGGATGTTACCAATGGGTATACTAGGTTCCCCCAAGGAACCCCCAATCCAGTGACTGGATCCCAGTTTGAACTTGCGGCATATCCATTTAAATATGTTACTGTAGCATTGTTACCTGTTGTAATATCATAATAGGCGTTGAGATTTGAATATAATATTTTATGAATTGAATTAGGTGGAGGTCGGCGCCCTCCATTAGATGACATAAATCTAGCAAACATACCTGCCATTATTGGTGCAGAGGCACTAGTACCCCCAGTGCCAGTTATTGAACCGTTGTACCAAAGCCCATATGCATCCATGGCCGCGGCTATATCAGGAACTCCTCTGGTTGTTAATGCTGTAGTTGGCCCAGCAGTAGAGTTTGCTTTAAAATATTGTTGATAAGTTAAATTTGCTTGCCAACTTGGCAAAGGGATAAAAGAACTTATTCCGCCACCACCACCAAATGTAGCCGGAAATATTGGATCAGCATATTCAACTGTTTCTGATAATCTAAGATTGCCAAAACCAAAACCTACTTGTAAATGTGTACCTCCGACTGCTACTACATTAGGACTTGTTGCCGGATATTGTGGAGATACAATATTTGCCGCGATTGTTGGATCGCTACCATAATCTCCTGCGGCTACAAAAACTGTAATACCGCGAGCGGACGCATTTGCTAGTGGAGCGGCCAAGTAATCTCCACAATAAAAGTTAGGAAACACGTTACTGAGTATTTCTCCACCGCCCCAGCTTATTGTTATAATATCGCAGTTTTCATTAACTGCACGATTAACAACATTGGCAAAACCAATGGTAGCGTTTATTGTTGCCGCGGTATTAGGATCAGTTGTATATTCTGTGCCTGTGTCTTTTCCAATATAAAGTACAATGTTAGCTTTAGGAGCCATCCCAGCAACGCAATATAAATCTAATGTGTTTTCAGCGTCGGGTCCAGTGCCAGTAAATGTGCCGCTTGCACCATCAACCAACACCGTAGTAATATTAGCACTGGATACTAAAGAACTTAGTCCCATGTTGCTCATTGAGTTATTAAAATCTGTTGCACTCCAGCCGCCGCCTAGACTTATAATACCTACTTTTACGCCAGCGCCGGTGCCAGCTGGAATATTATAGGCCGTTGCAACTTGAGGAGGTGTTAAAAATCCCTCATCGTTAATATTTGTGTAATCAGGATAAGCTGTAAAAGTCCCAGTATACGGACGAACATTAGCACTTTTAATAGTATCTGTCATATATTAAAACGTCTGATACCAAATATCACCAACGTTACCTTGTGTGCTTATTGGTGCCACGTTAGCTACATACACGTTACGTGGTACACTAGATACCATAGCAATATTACCGTTACTATAAACGTTTCCAACACTGATGATTGCTGTATTGGCTTGAATGTTACCACTAGTTGTTACACTACCAAATCCTACACCAGTTGTAGTTGTTATTCTACCAGTAGCAAATATA